TGGACCGGAACCCCTCAGAGTGAAAAACCAGTTTCGTTACTTTCCCGCCGACGTCCACGCCGTCACCCTTTCCAATCAATGAGCAGCGCGAGCACGTGAGACAGTGCCCCCGTTGGGGAACGGTGCCGGGCCGGTTCCCCGTCCACCGCGTAGAGCCGGCCGTCGACTTCCACCGCGTCCGCCGCCTCAATATCGGTACCCGGCGGCATGAACACCGACCACCGGACCGCGACCGCGCCGACCCGGTTTTCCAGGACTTCCACGGACGCCCCCGGTTGAACCAGACAGCCGGCCACGGTCAGCCGGGCCGCGGCCGCGCCGTAGTCCGGCCGGCGGACCCCGCGCGCGTCAGTAGTCCAGGCCGGCCGGACCCGGACGACGGTATCCGTTGCGAAACTAGGCAACATGCGCCGGCCCCCTAAATCTTGAACGCGGCGAGGATGTCCATATCCCGCTGCAGCAGTGAAAGACCGCCGGAGACGCCCGGCGCAGTAGTCGCCCAGGCAACGGACACCGTGCCCGCTTGTTCCCGCGTCGCCCCCATAGGGGAGGCAAGCGCGTTAGCCGTAAGTTGCTTGACTATTTGCGCCACGTCCGGAACGTCCGCCAAGTCATAGCCATGACGGACCCGGACCGAGACGGCCCCGAGCCGGCCGGACCACCAGGTCCCCGAGGTCCGCGGAAGTTCCACCATCCCGGACCGGGAAAAGTCCACCCCCGAGACGTCCAGGACAGTGCCGGCGTCCGAAGCTTCCAGCACCGCGAGCAAACGGCCGGTCGGCAGCAGCAGCAGCCGGCCGGCCGGCCCGTCCCCGGTTAGCGTTTCCTCAAGTACCGGCGCGATATGCCACCCGCACCACCGGCGGACGCCGGCGGACGCGCCGAGCAATAACGGCTCGAGCCTAGGGTCCGCTTCCGGAATCTTCCCCCCGGTCCACGCCGAAAATTCCGCCGGCGTGACCAGGGGAGGCAAGCGGAACGCGTCGCCGTCCGGCTCAACAATTTCCGTCGTCACGGTTCCGCCCCCGTCCGGTTACTTATCCGTTGCAGCGGCGCGCGACTTGTTAGCCGGCGCGGCCGCTTCTTTTGGTTCCGGCTTATCGGCCGGCTTAGCCGCCGCCGGTTTAGCCGGCGGTTTAGCCGGAGCCTTGAGCAGCCCCCGCGCTTTTGCGTCCACGTCGGACAGCCGAACCGACGTTTTGAAGCCGCCGACTTCCACCTGGTATGTCTTGAGCCCGCCCATGCCGGCCCCCTTTCCCTCAGTCTCAGCAGTAGGCCCGTGGGCCCCGGCCCCCCGCCAGGGAGGCCGGGCCCCGCCGCGCCGCGACGGGTTACGCATTACGCGCGCGTGTCCAGATCGACAAAAGCCGTAGGACGGATCACACCGAAAGCGACCCTTTCCTCAGCCAGAACGGCAACCATGTTCCGGATGAAGAAATCAGCGTGGGAATCGGTCATAGTGACCGTTGTTTGTTCCCTATCCCACAGAACCGCCTTGCTGAAGTCCCCGAGCAGACCGCGGCCGGCCGGGATACCTTCCGATTCAATGATCGGAAGACCCCACAGGGTCCGCGGCCCGAGAGCGAACGGACCGGCCCCCAGGAACTGCCCGGTTCCGGCACCTTCCCGCGCGAGGTCCACCGTTTCGACGTCTTCCGGATGCAGAGCAACCGCGTTAGGCACGACCCGGCCCACAACCCGCGCTTTCGTAATGCCCTTACGGACCGTAGTGAAAATGTCCGTAGCAAACGCCTGGGTTTGGATACCCGAGGTTTCAAAAATCCCCTCAAGGTTTTCCCCGGTGCCGTCACCCAATAGCAGCTGTTCTTCTTCTTCTTCCCGGATATCGGCCGCCAGTTCATCCCGGATAAGGCCCTCAAGCTGCCCGACGTCAGCAAGCGCCCGCTTAGTCGCCGGCACCCATTCCGCGATTGTCTTGACCGTCGCCGTCTTGCGCTCAAACGCCCACGAGCCTTCCGGCTTATAGCCGCCCGTTTCAAGCGTCGCCGTCCCGCCGGTACCGTCGCCCAGGACACCGGAGCTAGTCGCTTCCGGCACCGGCGCGGCCGCGTTAGTGTGAGCCGTCTGGACCACATATTCCACCGTGTCCGAGCCGGTCCGGCGCACCGAAATCACGTCGCGGATAGTCAGCGGCCGGCGGCCCAGCGCCTCAAGGATGCCGGTATCTTCCGCCGTCACGAACACGCCGGCAGACGTCGAATCGCCGCCGGTAAACAGACCCTTTACCGGGATAGGGTCAGTCTGAAAACGCGCTTTTTCCGGCACGCGGCCCGCGAACGGTGCCATAGCTGCCTTGAATTGGGCAGAGTTGACCACTTCCAGGCCAAGGTTCTTGACCCGGCGCAGCGCGCCGGCCGTGTCCTTTACCGCGTCCACGTCGGCCGCGGCAGGTTCCCCAATTTCCGCGGCGAGAGAACGCGCCTGGTCCAGAATGTCCCGGTCCGCTTTCGCCGTCTTGAGCGCTTCCAGCAGGTCCCGCGCTTCCGCCATATTCTTCTGGTAGTCAGCCAGCGCGTCACCGGTCAGCGTTTCGCCGGCGGCGTCCGCTTTTTCCGCAATGTCGCGCGCCCGCTTAGCAGCAGCGGCCGCACTTTCCTGAAGCTTCCGAATCTTATCCACAGCTATGCCCTTTCCGTTGGCATGAAAAAGGGCCCCCGGAAACTTGCCCGGCGGCCCGCTTGTTTTTGTTCAGTTGTTACGCGTAGACGTCCAGATCGAGCGCCAACGCTTCCCATGCCAAGACACGCGCGGACGGATTCAGGTTTGAGCCCTCAGCCTTGACGTCTTGCACGCCCTCAGCCTTGACCGCACCATTACCGCTGGCCGTCTCTTGTTCTTCCCCAGCGTCCGCCGCGGCAATCACGGCGTCGATGGAATCCCGAGCAGACCGGAGGGAATCAAGGTTTTTGGCCGAAATGACCCGGCCCGCCTTGAGTCCGCCCGTCAGAATGTCCGCCGCCGTTTTCACGGCCAAAATTTCCGTTTCCTCATTAGCCCCGATAGTGACCAGGGAAACCTCATAAATTTTGACCTCATGGAGCTCGTAGACGTCCACGCCGTCAAGCTGCCCCATGCTGCCCCGTACCACGTCATAGGCAAACGACATTTGCGAAATGCGCTTGCCCTTGAGCATCCGGTGGACTTGCGCCCCTTTCGGACTCTCAAGGTCCAGTTGCCCGACCACCTTGAGCCCGCGCGCGTCTTCCACCGCTTCCACGACGTGCCCAATGTTGAAATCCGGATCGGACATGTTGTGCCCGAACAGGACCGGCAAAAAGTTTCCGGAGTCCGCCCAGGTCTTGAGCGTTCCGGCAAACGCGCCCGGTTGCACGACGTCCCCGTATGAATCCACGTTGCCGAAAATCGACGCGTACGCCTCAAATTGGCCCTCGGCAAGACCGGCAGCCGGGCCCGCCTTGACCGCAACGGCCATATTTTTTACTCTCACGATTCCCCGCCTTCATCTTGTTCTTCCGGAGGTAACGGCGTGACCTCAACCGAGCACATGCAGCCGGCGACTTCATCCGGACCTTTCGCCGGATCACCCGGCCACTTGAGCCCGTTGCTAAACCGTTGATTGATCCGGACCGTTTCGCCGTCCATCCGCGCGTGACTACGGCGGGAATTGGTTGAGTTGGTCCGCCACGTCTTGTTCGCATCCCCGAGCAGACGCCGGCCGGCCTCAACCGCCACGAACGAAGCCAGCGCCGAAAACGTGGAGTTGCCGGCAGCTTCCGCCCGTTGCGCTTCCGCGTTATCGAACACCACCGCCGGGTCCGGCACGTCTTCCGCGTCCGGGTCCGCCGCTTCCGCTTCCGCGAGGACTTCATCGAGTTGCTGCCGGGTAGTCTCGTTTACCCAGCCGGCCCGCGCTTCCGCGAAAGCGTGCAGGAAAGCCAGGGTAGAGTCCAGGTCGTACGCTTCCGGATCAAACCCGAACGATTCCGCCGCGTCCGCGCCCATAGTTTCGGACATTTCCACCACCAGCGCGTAAAGGTCCGCGGTTAGTTCCGAGTCCCACCGGTCC